CCCGCTGTCGTTGTGCTTGAGAATCCCGTCCCTGCATACCCGCCAGCGTTAAGACTTATCCCGTCGCTATTAACTGTCCATGTGACGTTCGTTTGTGCGGTTGCTAATCCAACAGCAGGCTGCAATGTTTGTGTCGGAACTGTATAACTGCCAGTCACAACTGCATTCGTGTTCATTCCGAATGTCAACCCATTCGCATTGCTGAATACTACCGTGCCTGTGGATGTTGAATTTGTTCCAGCTGACAGAGCAATACCGCCACCACCGCCAGTTGTAACATAAGGAGGAACGGCAAGAGTCATCCCGTGAGAATTTACGCTTCCGGTTAATGCTGTTCCCGCAGTTGAAACAGTAGAAAAATTACTTCCAATTTTCAATAAATCTAATTGGTCAATCGCACCCTGAACGTCGAACGCCGTAATATCGCCAGAAGGAATGTTTGTTATCTGGCTGGCGTAAGAAACGGGGGTGTAGTCAACCAAGTATGTCCACGTTGCGCCGTCTGAATACCAGATTCCTGAAGGCTTGTAATTCATCAAAAAAATCGAACCCTGCGGAGCCAGAGCAATAGCCATTGTGTTGGGCCATGATGCAGCAGCAGGAAGTGCGGCGTAATTCGCCACCGTCTTACCTGGAATGAAATCCGTGTTTGTATTGACTATTCCAAAACCGACAACAACAGCCGTCGTTCCGTCAGCCTGAATCTGTAATATGCTGAAACCGTCATCCAGCGTGCAATAAATAAGGCCGCCGATCCATCCTGGCTGCCCAATAAACCGTGACTGGATAAAGTAATCCGCCAGAATACAGGCTGCCGAGGTGTCGCCATTCTCAGGATTATAGGCATAGGTATTGAATATGCCCTGCGTTTGCAGAAACGAGATATTCAGCCTTTCCTGTACTAATGACATCTTGCTTTACCCTAAATCGTATGCTACATTGTGCCAATGAAATACATTTACCTGACAATCGCTACCTTCGGCATTATCACAGGAATATATTTCCCGTTCTTTGCCATGGCCACACTGCTTATTATACAGGGATTGGCATGGCTAATTATTCCGGCTCGTCGCCATAAATCTGCCCCGCGAGTGAACCTACAGAATCCCGCGCCGTCTGCGCAACCCTACTCGAAACATCATCCAGACTATCAACCTTATTCCTAGCCCACTGGTCGAAGCCAGCGCCAAATTGAGGCTGCCTCTGCCAATTTGGATCGGCGTGCGTGCTTGCCATGATCGCTGCATCTCTGGCGCGCATCTGCTCCTCTGGGCTTTCTGGAACGCGGCTCATGTACGCCTGTTTTACGCTATCAGGCATTCTTTGGACGGCCTGAACAGCACTATATGCAGCATCACCAGCATCACCAACCATTTCTGGAGGGGCGTTCTTGACGGCTTTGTCGTATAACCATTTCATCACATTATTATCAAGAGCATGAAATGATTTTTCACCAAAATCCTGTAGCCATTCTGGTGGCGCGCCTTCAAATAAATCAGCCATTATGCAGCCCCCATTGCGCTATATATTTCATGGTGGTGATGCAGTTTGGCCATTACCTGTGGCCGCGTCATATTATGCGCCCTCATGGTGTCATGGATGTCTTTTTCGCTGAATGCTCCGTGAACAGGATGTTTTGACCTTGGGGCGTTATGCAATTCGCCTATTGATTGCTTTTTAGGCTTTGGCACTTCTCCGCCGGAGTGCGATGGCTTTGGCCCCTCCTGTTTTTTAATGTCCTGATCTTTAGATTTCAGGTGCGCGTCAATCATCACCTGAGCTTGTTTTGTATGAGCGTTTATGCGGCCAGTCTCAACATTGAACACTCCTGCACGCGCTTTAAGGTCGTGGAAGTGTATATCAGCATCAATTTTCTTAGCCTGTACTTGCGCGCGAAGCATTGCGGCCTGCGCGTGCAATGTATCTGCCTGAGCTTTCTGAGCATCAATCTGAACCAACTGCTCTTCTGTGCCAGGTTGTTGCGCTGATTGCGCAGCCTCTTCCGCCCACTTCTGTTCCTCGGGAGTCTCAGGCTCTTTAATGTTTTCCAAAATCATTTGCTTGTTCGCAAACTTTCGTGCCGGAGCCATATAGGAACCGTCGAGCATGGTTGCATAAATGTACTGGTAAACCTTGCGCATCGGATCATCAGGCGGCAATGCAATAATCTGTTGCGCCAGCTCTTGACGGCCTTGTTCCCGCTGGGACTGGAATGACGGGCCGACCTCGGTAGATACGTCGAATTTTGCCAGCTTCAGGTTATATTTCATAACCGGCTCGCCTGAATCCCTGTCCATCTCCATCTTCATCAGGGTTTTCTTAACGCGCCCGCCGTCTGCCTTAGTCAGAACAACCTCTTTCGTGGTGTCGTAAATTCTGCCGGCAAACGACAGCCATATCTCGGCATCGCGGCGCTTGCTGTGCTTCATGTTTTGCTGGAATACCACGGACTGCTGATTGACGCGGCCATTAAGCTGGGCAATCGCATCGCCACTCAGCTCGATATTCGCGTAATCTGCATTCATCGCATCCGGCAATGTATCCCGAACGCTCTGTGACGCCAGTTGAACCAGCGTACCGACGGATTGCGGGATGGTTTGCTCAGGCATTATGCCGGCGCTTCCAGCTGGCAATTCAATACCATTCTGGGTTACTCTGTTCAATAAATAATAAGGCAGATTATTATCTGCGCCATTATCGTTATACATATCCTGATGGCCTGCGATCTGCTCGGCAAAGAAAAACGGTTTTGCGCGTGGCGATCTGCTGGCAATATCAGCAATATAGCTCATTAAAAAATTCTGCAATCTCTGTGGATCTTTAGCCAGCTTGGTTAATCCGCGCCAAACCTCTTGGCCCTCGACAAAGACACGCTCGCCGTATAAAGGAACAATAGGGATGTGCTCACAGGCTATCTCGCCTTCGTACAGATTGGCCTCGCCGCTATCAATAAATTTCGTCACCACATAGCGGTCAATGTGCTTTTTGTTTACGATCACAAGCCCCTGCGATACCAGCTCGTCCATCCGATCTTTGACTTCAGAATCATAATAATCCGAAGTCTCTTGAGTGATCGGATCCATAAACGTGAGAACGGTATCCTCAATACTCTCTCGATAATACGTGGTCGCTATGAAAATCCAATCATAATTACCACCCATCCAAGGGAAGGCATACGAGTATTGCGGGAATTTGAAATTCGACGGATTGTGCGCAACGCCATCTCCGGCGTGCTTCTCTCCGGTTAGATTCTCGTATAGCTTGAAATATCCTTCGCGGGTATAGCGCGTCAGCCTGACCACCCATCCTGCGTCCGACTTGTCCATTAATTTTGATTGCGGATCCCAGAATACGACGTTGTTGTACTCATGGATCGGCTCGCGGCAAATTACCTGCTGCTTGCTGCGGCTTGTCTCGTATTCCGTGTACAGCTCCCAGCCGCCGACGCCGCACGATACGGCTTCCTGCGATGCGTTAAAGTATGATTCCTGCGATGAGTTTTTAAGATCATTCGTCCGGTACATGCCATCAACCAGATCGGCATCATCTTCGCTGGAATTCTCCAGTGGATGAAACGATATTTGCACCGGATTAGCACGCAAGTCTGCGAGTACCTGCCGTATGGCTTTGGCGATGATGTTGAATTCGCCTTTGTACGAAAGATTGGAGTTGTTTAAAAGGCCATCATCCCACTGAGTAACCCACGTAAATACCAAGTCATCAGCCGCATCTAGTCGAGTGACGCGGCAGTTGTCGTAGCCTTCGTCGGCCATCTTGCGTCGCTGTTCTAGGGTTATCTCTGGCATTAAAATCGGTTGTGGCCGCCTCGTCCTGCTCGATGGTAGGATGGTATCGGCATAGGCCGCACCACACTATTGAAAATGTTAGTCCTTGGGAATATCAAAGGCAAATCAGGTTCTTCAATACGAGCCAAGGCATCCATCATATCATCATGGATAGCTACAGGGAATGATTTGTACTCCTCTTCGATGAAATCTCTCACTAGGTCGTATGTCTTGCCGTCGCCCGCCGTGTAATGCAGTGATCTAGGGAAGTATACCCGCTTCTTTTCGAATAGCGGTATCAGTCGCTTAATCCTGTCCGGCTTGGACGCCCGACCGGCCACTTCCGTTATCTCAAACCTATAATTCTCCTGCTCCTGTACGTGCTTGATGTGCGCAATGTCGGCCTGCATCCCGTACTTCTCATACCGTAATTGCTTGGGCCGGTACTTCCGATGCCAATTCATAACCATCTGCGCACGCTGCGTCAGATTAAGCCGATCCCGCATTATGTCCAGCACGTAGTAATTCTGATCCTCACCAAGCCCGACGACCCATGCCGCCGTGTAATCAGACCCGCTTTTTTTCGAATTCGCCGGATCCACCAAAATATATATATTAAATTTGCTCCAATCCGTTATCCCGCCGTGATACTGGATCCAGTCAGCCTTAAACCCCTGGTTCTCATCAGCAATCGGGTTCTGAAGCATCTGACACGAATACACGTATGCGCCCTGGTCGCGCCGCTTCTCGTCCAGCCTCTCCTGCGATATGAGCACCGCCTTGCCTGTCATGGTGCCGTCATCCGTCGCCGGATAAATACGGGGCTTGGCCGTCCCGCGATCCATGATTGTTTTATACGAATCGTTGAAGTGATAGCGCGTACCGATGAACCGGCGCTTACCGCCGTCAGTGCCAAGGTTATACGAAAGTGCCAGCGCATCCGTCGTTTTCGTTATCATCTCGGGGGTGTTGGTCGACTCCCTTGTTACGATGTCATCGTAAACTAGATGCGTAAAATGCTTACCGATCGGTTGGCCGTCCACCACACCCCACGCCTCGACGGTACACTCTTTCGGATTGCCTTTCCGGCGAACCGTTATACCTTCGTCCTCGCTCCACTTGGTCGACTCTTTCTGCGGATTGACGTAAAGAATATCTGGAAACCACTCAAGCAGCTTCTCGTTCCGCTCCAGCTCCAGCTTGATT